ACGCCAGCGAGAACGTGACCTTATGCGTCATTGGTCGCACGTCGTTGCGGATGCCGATGATCTGCACGTTCTTCGAGATCCGCGCGCCGATCCGGTTCGGCTGGTACTCCAGCAGGATGATGTCGGCGATTTCCAGCGCCAGCACTTTCGTCTGGTCAGCCGTGCCGAGTCCAGCGAGCTCGACGCCCATCGTGTCGAAGCGCAGGTCTGGCTCGTCATACTTGCCGACTAGATACGTGGCGAGCGCGGCGGCGTTCGCATCCGTGTCGATCAGCAGCCCGTTATAGTCGAGCGAAGTGATGCCGTACTGATTCTGCGACGCGGTTCCCGCAGCCGTCTGGATCGTCCCGCCGAGCCGCGCGATGCTCACGCGGTTGTACAAAAGCTCGGTACCATACGACACCGTGATGTCGGTATACGGGATCGTCGTCCCGCCAGAGTCGGAGAACGTGACGGTGCCGATCGTCGCGCCAGAGTTCCGATTCTTGAACGTCAGCGCATTCGACTTCGACATGAACAACTGACCAGGCTCCGACGCCTCGACCAGCTGCAAGTAGCCAAGCACCTCGGTACCCGCATCCACCACGTCAGCCTGTAGCGTCGCCGCGCCCGTGTCAATGTTGCGTAGCGTCGTCGGCCAGTCGACCTCGGTGCGGTTCAGGATCGCCGCGATACGCGCGCCCGACGCCTGACTGGTCGCCGTGTGCGCCAAGAGTTGCTGACCGCCAAACGTGATGAATCCGTCGGCGGCAACCGCGCCAGCCGTAGACTCGCCCGAGATGTTGTAATCAAGCCCCCAGTCCTCGATGATCCCGGTGAATTGGACGGCAGTCGACGCGCCGATGACGGTCGAGATCGTCACGTTACGACGCGGCTTGATATCCGGGTAGTACGGGCTGGAAGTGTAGAACGGGTCGAACGCCCTATCTTGGTTGTTGAACGTGATATTGGCGACGCCAGTCTGGTAACGATCCAACTCCCGCGACCTGCCGCGCGTGATCGACACCGAGCGCACGCGCGTCGTCACGTCATAGTTCAGCGTCCCACCAAAGCGGTAGGTGGTGTTGTTGAAGATGCTCTGCGGATTCGCATCCTTAGCCGCCTGCGTATCGGTCGCCGTCCCGCTACCCCACAAAAAGAACGGACCACCCTGGCTCGACGTGTCAAACCCTATCTGGACTAGCAGGCTCGGCGTCGCCACCGCTAGCCCATCCTAAGACTGCGCGACTGCGTGCCACCGTTCGTCGAGACACCAGCCGACGTCGCCTGAATCTGCGGACCAGCGAACACTTGCCCGTTGCGCTTCTCAAACTTCTTGATCGACTCGACGATGACGCGACCGAGCTCGTCGGGATTCGTCCCCAGCCCCGCGTTGATAACGAGGTTATACGTCGCCCCTCCGCCGCCACCGCCAACAGCCTGACGCAGAATGTTCATAGCCTCACTCGACCCCAACGGGATCACCGCCTCGCGACCAGCCTCGCCAGCCGTAAAGACCTGGCGCTTCAGGATGCCGCCGGCAGCCATGCGGATCGGCTCATCATGATTCTCGTTCCATTTCACCATCGCGTCCTCGATCAATTTGCGCTCGGCTGCAGTGATCTTCGATCCCCCGTCGCTACCCTCCTTGCGATATTTCTCCTGCAGGCTTTCGCGATAGTTGTTGCGCCGATCTTTCCAAGCCTGAAGCCTATTCTGGTAGTTGGCCTCCTTCCGATCACGCTCTGCCTTATCCGCCTCGCTTGCCGAGATCGCAACGTCACTCTGTACGCCGGCAACAGTCGAGCCAGCAGTGGCTTGTCCTCCGGGTACCAGGCCGGTCTGGATACCCTGAATCTCTGTAATCAGATTCGCAATTGCCCCCTTGAATCCGGCGACGAATGCGATGCCGAGACTGTCGCCGAAGTCTTGCCCGATAATCGCGTTCAGATCGGTGGCAAACTGTTCGGCAGCAATTGTTCCGTCGTTGAATTTTTGGATTAGATTCTGGATGTCCTGTTGATTCTGATCCTGCGCTGCTTTAGCCTCGGCATCCAAACGATCCGCGTTCTCATTCGCAATGTAGTCATTCAGTTCGCGCGTAGCCGTTGCCCGATCCTCATCCGTCGTAGCCATTGCGACCGCCTCGGTCAGTCGCGCCTTCTCGCGCGCATCCGCCTCATCCTTCAACCGCTTACGAATATCCGCCGCCTCTTTCGACTTGCCACCAGCGGCACCCACACGCTCGAGGAATCCGCCGATCTCCGAGCCAAGCCCAGCAAGACTAGCCCGAGCCGTTTTGATTGCTTCCTTGATTGGATCAACAATGATGATGTTGTACGGCGCCTTGAATGCAACCGCGCCCTTTCTTCCCATAGCTAAACCAGCAGCCTTGAACATGCTTAGTACTGCGTCAGCGATAGGCTTAGGCAAAGCCTTCGCGGCATCGATGACGCTTCTCGTCAACAGATCCCCGAAAGCCGATCCAAGAATAGCGATCTCCTGACCAATGCCAGTAACTATGCCATTGATAAGCGACGTGGCCAAACTGCCGCCAGTAATGCGAAACACTTTCTCGCCGGCAGACATCATGAAGTCTTTGAAACTAGACATCATGTTGGCAATCTTGCCCCTACCCTCGCTGGTGAAAACACCGAAGAGTAGAGTGACCATTCCCTTGCCGATCCGAATGCCAAGATTATTGGCGCTCGTTTCTAGATTCGTAAAAAACTTGTCGAATTGAGCGCGACCACTAATCTGAATATTGACGATGCCAGACGTCGGACTAATGTCGCGCTTGGACTTGTCCCACCATTCATAAAGATTCTTGAAGCTTCCTTTCGCAGCATCGGTAAGCAATCCGATCGTGAAATTGACCTTACCGAAAAACGTCGGACGCGCCGCAAACTGCCGCACAAATCCGAGCAGCGCAGTCGCGGCTCGAGAAACATACGGGATAAATATCGAAACAAGATCTCCCGCAACATTTCTAAAAGTCTCTTTCAAGATATTGAGTTGACCAACGAGAGTCGTACCTAAAGCCTTTGCAGATCCACCAGTCTGCGTTTCGAGCTCTTTCAAGATAATCTTTTGAGCACCGAGAATATTGCCAGACTCGACCATCGTCTTGATAGTTGCCTTCTGTCCAGCATCAAACTGAACACCAGCTTTACCGAGCGCGGTTACGCCCTTGATCGGATCGTTCAATGCCTTACCAAGCATCACTGAAGATCTAAAAAGTTCTGCGCTGCTCGGCGTGACGCCCTTGCTCATCGTGACCGCCAGATCAGTCATCGCTAATGTTGCCTTGTCGAAGATCTGGTTGCCCTTACCAGTCTCATTCCGAATCTTGGTGAACGTCAGAAGCATGTTTTCGCCGGTCTTGATCGCTTCGTCATCGATTCCGCTCATCTTCATGATGCTGGTAGCAAGCGAATCAATCCGCTTGCTCGTCACGTTCGCTACGCCGCCCGTCGACTTCAACACAGCACCCGTCTGCGCTATGACTTTCTGTGCCTGCATAAACTCGTCTACGCCGATCTTCAGCGTGGCGACCAAGCCGCCGAGGGCGGCAACGCCGCCGACGATCGCAGCCATCTTGCCAAACTTGCGGAGACTGCTGGTGCCTTGAGTTAGCCCACGCGTAAGCCCCGACGTGTCAGCAATGATGGGGACGACAAGAGCCACTTAGTACCTCTTCAGTTTCTGATTCGTTTTCGACTCTTGAAAGTCAATCGACATGATAAAAGCCCGACGTATCTCAGGAAGTTTACCAACAGCCGCAGGCCACAATGCGCGCTGCGCCTTTCCGTGCTTCCGATTCAACGCATCGACGAATGCTGCGCCCCGTTGTACCGGCGGCGAATACTTCCCGCGCTGCCCCGCCTGATCAAAAATAGCACCAGCAGCGTTGCCCTGGGACAGGCTAACGCTAGCCATAGATCCCTTCATGCCCTTCACGCGCTTTGAGAGCCTGACGCTTACCTTCATGCCCGATCGAGTTCTCGCCGGCGAATAGCCTAGCCTGCCCTTGTTTGACCAACCGCTTAGAGCTCGGTCAGGGATACGCGAACGCGCATCGCTAAAGATTGGCTGCGCCTTTTTCGTCAGATCCTTTTTCAGATCCTTGACGAGATCCTTGTCAAACTCGCGCAGCAAGCGCAGGGTCTTTTGCAAACCCTCGACTTCTTGAGCTCTAGCCATACACCTAGTCTACCTGCCAGCGTGAACGCTCCGCCAACGGATATATCCGAGCATAGTCCAAAGCATTCGCTCAGTCTCCAGCATCAGCACCGACGGTGCGATGCCGGTCTCCACCGCTAAAGAGGCGACAAGCCAGTGGCTTGAGGATTCTCCAAAGGGACAAGGGTAGTTTCCTCGGCGCCCTCGATCTCATCCAGCGTTGCAACCCATTCCATGAAGTCGAGCGCGGTCGCTCCCGTGCGCTTCTGTGAATGCCAAGCAAGCCACACGAAGTCGCGAGCAAAGATCGAGTCGCCACCCATCGTCGAGGACGGACGCTCGAAACGATCTTCCCACGCGACGATATCGACCAGGGCAGCGCGTACCAGCACGCTCTCCTTGCCTGTCTCCTTGATCCTAAACTGTAGTTCCATGACCAGCCCTCCCCGGACTTGAAGTTACGCGATCAGACTAGACAATTGCCTTTGTCACGGTACCCGAAACCGGCCACGACACGTCGACCGTGTTGAGCTCTCCAACGGCGCCATTGACAGGACTCCAGCCCGTAACCAAGACCGTCATCGTGTAGCTCGGGTTCGTGCTGGAAACTGCTGTGCCGTTCGGCTTGACGACGACCGAAGTCGTGCTGCCGATCAACGGATAGACAAGACCCTCGACCGCGCTGTAGTCGTTGTGCATCGAAAGCGAAAGGGTCGTGTCGAGCAGGCCGCCGACACGCGTCTTGCCGTTGCCCGGACCAAACGCAGTCGTTTCCACCTCGTCCACCGCAGTCTCGATCTGGACGCTCGCGACCGAGCTGGAAACGTCTGTCGCTCCGATAGTGATGTTCGCATTTGTGAGAACGAGCTTAGCCATATTGGGTTACTCCTCCTCGGAGCCGGACACGTCGGGTTGTGACTTCATTGTAGACGAGGATTCTGCGCCCTTGACAATTACGCGCCCCGACTCGATCAGCACATCCAAACGATCCACGTCGGACGCCTTGACCTCTTGCCCCTCGGTCTTGCCGGCAACGATGAAGCCGGGCGCCACAATAAACTTTGTCATTCGTCAAACTCCTTAGGTGTAAACCAGAACACGAAAATCGACCGACAGGTACAGCGTATCGTTCCCGTCGATCGTGCCGATAGTACCAGCCGATTCGACGATGCACGTCTGGACGACGCCACCTAGGGTAGTATCCGCTTCGATCGCGAAACGAATGCCACCCGAGCCGTAGCCGAGGTAAGTATCCAGCAGATCCTCGGCGGCGCGCTCGGATGCGCGCCCGACGACAACGGTCAGCGTGTAAGTCTGAAGGATCGACCCGGCTCCCATCGCGCCGTGATAATCAATCGACTGAAGCGAAGGGAAAGCGAAAGGCGCGTTTAGGTTATCGGGCTGACGATCATACGTGCGCAAGCCCGTGATCGTTCCTACCTTCGCAGCCAGAGCAGTCTTGACTTGCCCGACGGTAGCCGTCACCGGAACAACCGCATCTTGCGGTACGGCTCAACAAGCATCTGCACGTCAGCATCGAGGAAACGCGACACGCGCACCACCCCGAAGTCTCCGAAGCCGGCGACGCCAAGAGGGGAGTCGTAACGCTTGAAGTGACGCGAGGCTTGCAGGATAGTTGCCTGTGCGATTGCGGCAGGAACCGCCGGCCAACCGAATACCGCCGTGACCTTGACGAGCGCCTGCTCACCAAAGTTCGCGCTCACCATTGGGAACGCGTAGTCACCGACCGCGCGAATACGATCAAACGGCCAGGCGATCCCGTCGAGATTCCCGTTCAGCGGCTCGAGCTGATAATCAGTTACCGCAAACGTGACGTCGAACGTACCATCTGCCTGCGTTGAGGTCTGAATCGTGATCGCGGTTCCCGCGATGTCATCGATCGGACAGTAGAGCGGATCGGGTGCGGTGAATAGGCGCGTTGCCGTGCCGACAGAATAAAAGTTTCGGAGCGTGTACCCGTCGATCAGGCGCGATGCTGCTTCGACAGATCCCTCAATCAGCGTGTCGTCCGTGTTGTCAGTAATCCGCAGCGCAGCCTTGACTTGTGCGAGCGTGCAGTAGCCGTTTGTGATCGCCATGCTTCTATTCTACCCGTCCCAAGAGTAGTCGCAGCGCTCGCCGAGCGACCAGTCCTGGAACGGTGGAACCTCGCCCGGCTTGAGCGCGTCCCAGCGTTCGGCAAGCACGCGCTGATTCTTGAGAAACGTGTCACGATTCCGCTCTTGAAGTTCGGGCGATGACAAGAGGACGGCGCTATTGTCGTGACCGATCTCGACTGCCGGGTGGAAGATCTTGACGCCGGCGGCAACGGCGCGCTGCTCATAGTCATTGTCCTCGAAGTATGCCGGGTGGAAACGCTCGCAGAAAAGACCGACCCGCTCGACGACTTCGCGACCAAGATGAAAGCAAGCCCACGGCGGCGTCGCCCCCGTCGTAATCTGATCGGGAGCCGTACGACTAAACCACAAGCCGAGGCGCCCAGGCTTAAACCAAACGTCAGCACCGATGATGACCCAGCCGGAGGCGCGCGGGTGCATTTTGATCCCGAGGTTCCACGATGTTGCGATACCGAGGTTCGACGGCGAGGAGACTAGCCGCACGTTTGGGTAGGTCGCAAGATCGGCGGGGCGGAGCTCGTCACCGTTGTCGATAATGAGAATCTCGCCTACCTCTTCGTCAATCGTACCGAGCAAGCGGTGAAGCAAGTCGTACCTACCGAGAACCGGGACGATCATGACCGGGATCATGTTGCCTCCTCGCCAACGGTCGGCGTCCAGGCGGCGAGTTGCTCGAGCGCGGGGCGCCAATATTTCGCGTAGACAAGATCCGCATCGTAGTCGGCAGCAAACTCTACTGCTTGCCTACTATCGCCGCGCGGAGCGGCATAGGCTTCCTCGAGCGCGTCGACGATACGGGGAATCATCGGTGTCGCAAACCAAGCATCTTGATATGGATCCCAGAGCGGTTGTACCTCGACCGCCCACCCGTCACCAACGAGCTCGGTCTGCGCAGTCCAGTCGCTCACGATCACGCGCGTACCGCATGCCTGAGCCTCGACGACGGGGACGCCGAAGCCTTCCCCCGCCGAGGTAGCCAGTAGGACGTCAGCCGCCGTGTAAAGCGACGCTAACGCTTGCTGGGGAAGGTTCATGCGGTAGAGGTACTGATCGACAAAGCAGACTTGATCCTCGGGAATGCCGCAACCTCGAATGAGTGCGCGGAGATCTACGCCCGTCGCGATCGCCGAAGCCTCAGTGTGAAGGTACAGGATCGCCTCTGGATGATTCTTGGCGAAGATCGAGAACGCTAGAAGGTTCTCGCCGAAGCACTTGCGTACGGGTGTCCTGCCCTTGTTTGCCGAGTTCATCATCACGACAAAACGATCAGGGTCGACGCCCATCAATTCGTGACCCGTGACGAGCTTCCCGTCAGCATCCGCGAATGATGGTGTTGGCTTGAAGATCGCTTCGATAGCGTGCGGGACGTAGATCGAATCGACACCATCGTCAGCCATCATCCGTTCCGCGAACCGGCTCATCGCGATCGGCATGACGTTGTCCCGCTTCAGCCACGCGATTACCTTCGGTGGCGCCGGCTGATGGTCGACGGGCGCCCACGCCGCGATCTTTGGGATCTGCTTGATGCCGGGATTCTCGAGCGCCCACACGTCAAAGAGAATGACAACGAGACCAGGCAGGTCGCTGCCGTGTGTCCAGTGCTGCGCGTGCGCGTTCAAAATATCATCGGAGTACCCGGAGACGCCGGTGGGGTACATTTTCACTCCACCATTCCAGACAGTCTCGGCTCCCTGCAAGCCGTAGTTGCATGCGATCGCTACCTCGTGCTGGTCGCGGTTCAGGCGCTCGACGACTTGTGCCGTCTGCACTCCATATCCGGTTGCGGCGAAAGGAGCATTCGAGCTCCAGAGTATCCGCTGCCGCGTCACGCCGGCGGCCTGTGGTGCTGCTGGCACTTTTGCCTTCGCAATCTTGCGACGCGTTGCCCTGTTCGTCAAAGCTCCCCCGATCAAAAAAATAATGGCTGCCCGACAATCGATCTGTCGGACAGCCAGTATTCTACCTATCGGTTAGGATGCGCCACCGATGAAGTGATTGATATGCGTGGCCTGTGGCAGCTGTCCATCAACACGCAGGATGCAGCGCAGGGTCACGAGATCTGTCGAAAATGCAAAGTCAGTCGAGGAATCGACACGAATGCCGCCGACCTGACGCACGTAGTACGAAGGCAGGTGACCGAAGATCACGGACTTCGCCGACGTTGCTGGGTCAGCCATCGCTGGGTTCTCGTTCAGCGGGAAGCCGAGGAGCGTGTCAGGAACACCAACCGCGAGGCTGGGGCTGAAAACATAGTTACCAGCAGTATCCTTCAGTTTCCTGACGGCGCCGATGGACTTGCCGTTCATCATGTAGCCAGCACCCGGCAACATGCGCGCAGCACCATCAACCGAATATGCCAGGTCGATCAGGTTGTCAGCGGTGAACGCACCACTGGTAGCGGTTGCGCCAGTAATGCCGAGGGTCGAAGCGGTGACGATGCCGTTCGGCTGCGTCGTGCCAGTACCAGTCGTCAGAGCTGTATTGACGTTATAGCCAATGCCCTGTCCCACTTGGTCTGCAAGGAAGCCAAGAATGTCCACTCCAGCGTCTTCGATCATCTCACGCGACACCTGCGTCAGGAACGAATACTTCCATGCACCCATCGTGATGAATGCCGAGAAGGCTGGATCAGACTCGCCGATTGCGCCGGCTTCAGCAGCGATCGTTGAAGCACTGTACGTGTTGACGCGAGGAATCTGCAAGTTCTCTCCGCCAGCCGTGGTGATCACGGTTGGGAGATCAAGCATGGGACCAACCATGCGAGCCTTGAGAATGATCTCGTTGTAGAACGAAGTTGGCACGGGCGCACCAGTATTCGTCTTTAGCACGTCGCGCTTCTCAAACTCGATCGAGCGAACCTCACCGCGAGCAAGCTTGCGGATAGCCTCGGCGTCGTCGTCGTCAGCAGGAGCTACCTCGTCCGTGCGGACGCTAGCAGCGGCAACGTCGAGGCGCAGTGCGCGCTCTTCGTCTTTGGTGATCTGCTCAATGACCTGGGCGCGCTTGTCCATGTCCTCGGAGATTCGATCGTAGATGACTGTCTCTTCAGCAGTCAGGTCGCGGGATTCAGCGGCAGCTGCGTCGAGCAGGTGCTTGGCCTCTTCCCACGCGTTCAGGCGCAGTTCGTTCTGGCGCTTCAAGTAATCGCTCATCAGGGATGATCCTTTCAAGAATCAAAAGTGTTTGTCTAACGGATTCCCGTGCGGCTCCGCATCGGGGTGCGCCTGACGCGGCTCCGCAGATCAGACAACCCAAATGGTAGCAGGGCGAAAGATCATCTAGACGCGCGAGAACAAAAGATCAAGTTGCTTGCGCTTCATGTCAAGCGACGCCTGTACCTCGGCGCCAATCGTCGTATCGGCGCGAAGCTTCTGCACGACAGACTCGATCAGCATCGCCGCGTCGTCGTCGAGGATCTCGCCGGCTTCAAGTTTTGTGATCGCCGCATCGAGCTCTGATACGTCGGCACCAGTAGCGGCGGCGAGGTTGTCGAGGCTGCGCACGCCGGCGGAAGTTGCGGTGTAAGCCGGGAACGCCGTCACGATCGAAACCTCATGCAGGCGCACCTCGCGAAGTTCGCGCGTCGCACCATCCGGCGACCAGGTGTCGCCGCCGCTCGGAACCGAGAAGCCAAAAGACATGGAATCAACATCACCGCGACGCATCAAGATCGCCAGATCCTTGCCGTCTGTCGTCGGCGGTAGATCAGCTTCGACGCGTAAGCCGTGAGTATCCTCAGACAGGCGGAGAGTACCTGCGCGCTTCGACGCCAGTACGCGCGTCGTGTCATGGTTGACGAACATTTTGATCTCGTTGCGCGATGAAAGCGAATTAGCAAACGCGCCCGGAGCGATCCGCTCAATAAACGGCAGCGGCTCGGATTCGGAATTGAAGACGGCAGCGTAGCCCGTGAAAGCCATGCCGTCCCCTTCGCCGAGGTCGCGTAGCTCAAACTCGTTGACGGTGATTCGGCGTGTCTCGACGGCAGTAGTCATAGGGTCAATGTTAGCACCGCGCGGTTCGCCCACGACAAAGGCGCTGCGCTCCTCGGCTTGGATCTGCTCCGACTTCCGAGCAAACCAGTCCATCGCCGGCTTCGGATCTAGCGGGTCAATTCCCCATAGGTAGAAAGCGACGGCGCCAGCGCCGGGGAATCCTTGGGCGTCAGGGTCACGATTATCTTCCGCCTCGAGATCGACCAAGTGCCGAGCCGCCCACGCATTCGTGCGAACCACTTTATCTTCCGAGACTTGACCCTCAGCCATAAGCCGAGCCTCTCGAATCGTGCGATCAACAACACCATCCCCAGAGAGCCCATCCGCGTGATACTTGAGCCCGCGTGCTGCGGCTTCCATAATGTATTCCGGCATAGAAAGGTCAACCTGCCGCGCGTCAAGGGTACGCGTCGACTTCGGATGATCAGCAGGCAGGAGATCGTTATCGGTGACATAGTTTTCGTTTTCGGGTGCGCCCGTCCTGAGCAGATACAAGAAAGCATTTACTCGACCCATAGACCACGCGGCTCGAGATATGCCCGGACGGTGACTGCTCGAGTACGCGCCAGATCCGCGACGGTAAACCGCCGCCAGTTGTCCAAACGTCGTGCGCGTATACGCCGGACGATCAGCGGCGTCCATCGCATCGTTGTGTTCGGCGACTTTATTGCGTAGCGCCTTTTCTGTATTCGCTCCTAGCTCGACATTTCCGCCGGCGCCCGAAGCCGAGCCGGGATCGTTCGCGTCAGATCCTGTGATCTGATCCTTTGGTGGAGCTGGAGCTCGCTTGAGCATTTGTGGTAATTCTTGAGGATCAACACCAGACGGAGCCAAAACGGTAATTCCGATGCGCGCATATTCAGCGCGCACGTTCGCGTTGTTTTCTATCGCTAGCTCGATATTCCAATTTGCAAAAAGATTCTTGACGACTGCTGCTTTGTAGACGACCTCGGGTGTTCGATCGCTACGCATCTGAAGCAGCTCATAGTCGACGCCGATAGCGTCTAGTTGCGCGATCG